GGGGAGCCGTTCGGATGCGCGTTTAGTTTTGGAAGTAAGATGGACAGTGTAAAAAAGCTGTCACCGTATTTTCGGGATATCTACTTTTTGTTGTTTGATGAGTTTAGTATGGAAAGCGGGCAGTACGTAAAAGGGGAATCTGAAAAACTGCAATCGTTGTTGCTGACGATCAGCCGTGGAAATGGAAGCCAGTCCCGATGGTTTAAACTGGTTATGGCATCCAATAATATTTCGTTGCTCAATCCCTATTTCGTATTTTTTGGTATCCATAAGCGGTATCAGAAAGAAACCAAAATGATGCATGGGAGCGGTTTTGTGTGTGAATTTACAC